CTTCCGATCTCCGAGTGCGAGTAGCCATCGTAAGAGTCTGCACTTGCACACGATGACTAAACGAGCTAATCGCCGACTCAATAATGCTATCGCGTCTTTGCAGGCTCTTACGATGGCTACTCGCACTAATATTCGCGCTGCCCGGGCTCCTGTACGGAGTGCTCCGCAACCTCGACCTGGTCGGAATCGTCGCCGTCGTAACAACCGTGGTTCTGTACCTGGTGGTTACACGACGGGGTCCGCCGGTCCGCTACGGACAAGCGGCACGAATGGAGGTGTGAGAATCCGGCATGAAGAGATGTTCCTGAATTTGAGGCCAAGAGTGGCTGGAGAGAATATCGCAACACAGATCTTCCTGCCGGGCCAATCTAAGATGCCCGTGTTAGATTCATTCGCCCGATCATTTGATCGGTATCGGATCCATTCTCTCACGTTGCGGTACAAGACTGCCAGTGGAACTACGAAGACTGGCTCCGTCATCCTTGGAATTGATGGAGCAGTCGACCACGTCCCGACAACCATTGCGCAGGTCCAAGGATTGTACCCCAAATGGCGCGGTCCCGTGTGGGGAGAGGGGGCTATAACTGCCAACATCGCCACGTTGATGCCACAACGTTGGCTAACTACATCAACTGATGTATCCATGCTCAAGAGTGTCGCCCACGCTGCCTTTGCGGTGGTAGTGGGCTTGACCTCTGCTGAGCCGGATGTATCACCCGGTGAGATTTGGTGTAGTTATGATGTCGAATTCATGTACCCAACCGGGTCGGGAAACTGAATCGCTCTTGGTATGAGGTTGGTATACCAAGTGCGCAGTTATATACTCAACCACACCACGGTGCGCCCGTCAATGAGTACGCGCTCGTCTCAGTTGCTACGACGGATTCGATGGAAGTCGGTGTTGCACAACGAACTCTGCCGTCGGCTGAAGCGGAACATGTTATCATGAAACGCCACGACCCCGACAGGAGAGAGATGCTCATTAACGAATTTCGGTTCGGACATGGGTATCCTGGTGAGAGTCAGTTTGCTGCCAGACTGTTTACACAGTCTTGCTCATTCTTACTCGAACTTGCAACCGACTTCACACCACCCGAAGGCTGGATCTCTGATTTGGTATTTGAATTCCTCCCTCATTGTTTTGAGATAGTGAAACAATCTATCCATTTCGTTGAGGTGATGGCGCCTCGGGTTTTCTGGATAACGATGACGACAGTAGCACGAGCGACAGTGGAGACTTTCCCTGAATATTTGCGAACCGTGTTGCGCATATCCATACCTGTTGCAGGAGCACTGCAGGTTTATGTCGATAAACAAAACCGAGCTCTTTTGAAGCCCGGCGAAATGTTGTTTTGGGCCAACATTTCTTGCCTCACGTTCCGCGTACTCCCATTCCAATTTGACCCATTGGTTACGGATCCAGATGCAGTGGTCACACATAGGTCGATATCGGACATTGTTCGGCATCACCCTAATGTGCGACACCACCGCCACCGATACGGAAATACTATCCGTAACCGTAAAACTCACCCGTGATCGGGCCACCTGGTGGCTCGTGACCCGGCACAAGGTATGCTCCCTTGACTTGTGATTGACCAAAACTAAGTGCCGGGTCACGAGCCACCAGG